GCAGCGCGAGATCAACGCCCGTACCAATCAGGGCGTTTTTACCTGCATTTGCATCATTACCCTTGGCCACGTCCTGTACAGCTGATACACCCGTGCCCGCCAAAGAACCAGCCACTTTTGGAGCTAGTTTCGCTACTGTAGATGCGACTTTATTGCCTTGGCTCAACTTTTCTACCGCGCTCAGACCCTTCACGGCTTTCTCGGCACCCGCAGCAGGGATCACGATCATAGCGGTGTCGGCAATACCCTTTTGGACTGATCCAGCGGTTTCACCGTATTTACCAGCCTTGGTGTATTGGCCAGGACCGCCAAGCATAGCGTCATTGATGTAGTTTTCGGCCTTGTCTTTATTGCCTGTGACAAATGCACCCGTTCGGATAGCTTCTCGGGCTATACCACCATAGAGTTTATCGTTCGAACCCTCGATAAAGTCCATGAAGTTACCTTTGAATTTGCCGTTCTTTTCGAGCACCTTCAAGGTGTTACGAGCGGTTGAGTCTTTGTCGGTGACAGCCTGCAGTTTGGCAACGTAGTTTTTGCGGAATTCAGGATCGAGCTTATCGAACTGAGAGAGGAATTCTTTTTCGTCAAGCTCAAGATCTTTGTCTTGGAGCTTCATCTTGTAGGTGTGGCCCGTGCCAGTCAATTTGTCCAGGAAGCCAGAAACATCCATACCAAAGACTTTTTTGGCTTGTTTGTCGGTTAATTCAAAACCACGAAACTTATTGCTCGTTTCGCCTTTGTCGATTTTTGCAGCCTCTTCTTGAGGTGCCGCTATCTGACGTTCAGCAGCATACTGAGCACGCCAGTCGCCCGATTTTTTGGTAGAACCAGAGTCACCCGTAGAATTCGGGTCATTATAACTTGAGCGCCAGTCCTTGCTTTTTTTACTGCGAAGGCGCTGACCTTTTTTGATCTGGATGCCGTCGGCCATATCTCAGGCCCCTAGCTTCCGTATCCGCCACCCAGGTAGAACGCCGTTGGACGGTCGTAATTCATAAGGCGATCGAGCGCGTACGCCTGACCGCGACCAAGGCGGATGTTATCGTTGTACCACTTAGCAGCCTGGCGGTCTTGTGCATCACCATTAGCCAGCAAGTTGATGAGGTCTTTACCAGTGAGCTGCGCGTAGCTTGCCAAGTCGTAGTTAGATGATTTCTTGCCATCTTCATAGACATCGTAACCACCAGCAGAGTTACGCTTGAGTTCGAGTGATGGGCCAGCCGATGCGCGAGAGCTTGCAGCACTAGCAGAACGATTTTTCGCGTTCTCACTAGCTTCAAATTCGCGTTGGATGCGAGCCTGTTCGGCTTCGTATGCACGGCGCTCCTGCTCGGATTGCCAGTTGCGTTGTGCGGTAATGTCACCTTCACGAGTGTTGAAGGCTTTGTCGTAGACGCTAGTCTCGATGTCGGCCTTTTTGCCGAGTAGATTAGAACGGGTAGCAGCAATAGTCGCCTGCAGTTGTGCAAGCGCTGGGAGATAAGTATCAGAGGTGTAGTTAGCTTGTTCGTCTGGTGAAAAGCCAGAAAAATACATGCCCTTTTTCTGGGCTGCTTGATCAATAACTTTGAACGCTTGGTCTTTTTTTGCGCCGAGTCCAGCTTCTTGAGCTGCACCAGCGTTCGCATTTGCGGTAATATCTGCATCAATAAGAGCACGCTGTGGATCGTATGCTTTTCCGTATTCCGCGATGAGTGCTTGGAGATCTCGTACTTGTGGGGGCATTTTTTATTTTCCTTCTGTGGTTATTTTACCATAAGTTAAAAGACAGAGTAATCAATAATGCGATAATTTAAGGCGGTAGATGTCAGTGCAAGGTTGGCGATAAATTGCTGCACATACTCACAACGAATAATAGCATTTTGACCGCTGATTTTCACGTTTACTAAAAATGGCACGGGGTAATTGGTGTATCCTGCACCCGCGTCATCACCACGCACCCAGACGTAGCCTTTTTTGAACCAGGCACTTCCAGGACGCGGATCACTGCCAAAAACAGTATCAGTCGGCCCATTCACCATATAAGAGACGAGATCAGGCACCTTGCTTAATGGGACGGTAAACTCGCGTACATTCAAGCCCGCGGTAGCGTTGCCAGTGATATTGACGGCACCTTCATAGATGGCGTTGTTTTTGAACGCCGCTTTCTCAGATAGGAGAATGAGTTTTTCGAGGTTTTGTAGGCTAGGCATAGTCTTTGAAAATTAGATAGTACACTCTTACTGTAGCACTTGAACCAGTCGGATTGCTGACCGTAATCGTTAGATCCGCGGTCCCGACCCACCAAGTGATTTGTGGCCAGGACGGCGTATAAAAGCCTTCCATCCCTGGCTCTGGCAAGTTACCCGTCCAGATCATCCCATCTTGAGTTAGCTCGGCCTGCACATCGACCTCTGGAATATGGCCAAGTCCGTGATTGACGCTGATCGTTTGCGAACCGTAGGCAGCCATCGTCACATCTTGATAGCGCACGTTGCGATCCTCGCGCTTCATGTAGTTCACGCCAGAGTAGAATTGCAATTTGCTCAGATCGACAGTCATTATCCCACCTCCACGAGCGCATACTCGATGTAAAAGTCTAGGGGAACACCCGAGAATGAGTCGGGCCCTGGGCTCATAGCGGTGCCTGTATAGGCCACGTTACCGTGCAAGCCGTTGTAGGTACGGAACTTGATCTGACTAGCAGAACAACCGAGCGCCACGGCCGAATGTACGCCTGGAAGCGGATCAGAAACGGGACCGCCCCACGCTGTTGCATCGACTGTAAAAGCATAGCCAGGGATCGCATCAGGCGAGTTGTAATCGACATAGTTGGTGGTCCAGCGGAAGCGAACAATACACTTCTTGCCGTAGGTGTTTGTACGGACCTGTTCGACTACACGGCCAGATGTCGCGTAACTAGTACCGCTCGGGCCACCGTTCGAGATAAGGATACTGCCGACCGCAACAACCTTGTCGATCTCGTCAAGACTAACGAACTGCAGAATATCAGGATCATGGTTCATGAAAACGCATCCTCGACATCATACCCAGGCTTTGCTACAGCGACACCGCCGTTGCCATCTGGTAGGATACCGAGTTGCGCGACATTGTGATTGCTGTCGTTCGGGTTATAAAAGTACCAGGTTTGCAGGTCCATCTTGAAGAGCAGCTGCGCGTCTGTTGCTTTTGTTACATCAACACCGTCAATGGAAACTTTGATACCGAAGTCCTTGCCATCACCCCAGCCACCTTTTTGATAGCCGATGATCATACGCTTTGTGGTGCCGTCGGAAAAAACCTGCTGCTTGAGCAGGCCATTGAGTCGGTTGATTACGTCGTTAAGAGCAGCCGTCTGTTCTTCTCGTGACGCATTAGGAGGGATGTTTTGAAGCGTCCCACCCTGCATAGATAGCCCTGGGCCCATTACTTCGGTCGTCCTTCCTTCACCTGCGCGATATAGCCATAAAGCTCGACAGGCGTTTCAACACCCTTGCGTTCGAAGCGGTACTGGATGTGTCGGCCACGGCCACTCATCGCTGATTTTTCGTCGATCATACGGTTACGGCCATACTTGGTGCCGTCACCCCATACGAAGCTACCCCATTTTGCACCACCGCCAGAAACAACGTACTGGCGCATATCAGGACGGTTCGCAAAGTCCATGTCTTTACCGACCAGCATCGTGTAGTTTGCATCGACAGTGCGTAGAACGGGACGGAAGCGCTTCACACGCTTTTTACTGGCACCAGATCCATAAGTCTTATAGTTAGTCCAGTATTTCCAGTCGATCGCCTTGCCTGCATCAGAATAGTTTCGCTCACCTTGGAAAAGCCACGGCGCAACTGAGCTAAATTCAATGAGCTCGTTATCGTCCTGGGTCCACTCAAGCGATCCTGTGATGTTTCGGCCCGTATCCATGAACCATTGGCCAGTCGGGATGTCGTAAAGGGCCATACGGTTGTTGTAGGCGCTAGGAGCCTTCGCATAGTACACACGCAACTGATTGCGGTAGAGGTGCAGTCGGACCTTGCTTTTATCGACGATGCTCGAAAACTCTGGCTCCATTTTGCCCGAGATGTCTTTATCAGAGATACCGTTGAAAGCATTGACCGATCCATCATCCGCCATAAAGTAAGCGTTGTTTTTGTCGACCGCGATTGCTTCATCCGAAACGGCACCCTTGGTACCGATAGCCTCTTTACGAGTAAATGAGCTAATGTCTGATCCGTAAACAATATGCTTGGTTTCGTGGGTCCAAATGACCAGGTTGTCCTGGAATGAGCGCCAGCCAACGATCGGATCTGAGTTTTTAGGGTCTGGAACATAGAAGAAGTTCACAGAAGGGTACGTCGTAAAATCATAGAGCTCGCTGAAACGGACCAGCGTCTTGTCGGTGACGAACATCGCACGACCTTGGTGGATGATCACATGAGTCGCTCCCAGTGGGGCGTTGAGCACGTTTGTAACGGCACTACCGTCGTACCAGCGCGGTGCATTGATACCGTTCACCCAGATCGACTTGTCATCGACAAAAGCAAATCGCACGGCTGCAGAGCCCGCGTTGAGCGTTGAGTCGAGTGTATCGACGGTGCCATCGTCATGAGCTGAGTATACCTCGCCTGCTGCTGCAAAAAGAGTACGGTTCACGCCGTTGCTTGGATAGCGTCGGTGGAAGCCTTTGACTCCGTCATCGTGCGCCAAATAAGACTTGAAGCGGAATGATACGCCCAGAGTGGTCCAGGACATACGATCGTCAGTAGAGTCCATATCGAGCGCCCCTGCGTCGGCCGTTTGCCGTACAGAATACTCGCCAGAT